GCGAAGAACGAATTCTCATACGGTTAAAGTTTACGATGACATCTTGACTCCTAGTGTGTGTGATTCTTTAATCGCACTCTTCACGGAAAGATCTGAAGGTCACGATAAAATTGTCAATAGTGGTAAACCTAACTTCACTCAATGGAATGTCAACACTCACGCAGCTGAGATGGTGCCATATCTGATTGAGAGAGTTAAAGTTTGTGTTGAGATGTATCAGACAAACTTACTTGGTCTTGCCAAATATATGCCTCCAATAAAAACAATGGAACAGTTCAGACTCAAAAAGTATGAACCTGGAGGCGAAGATCGTTTCGATGAACACGTTGACGTTGCGAACTATGATAGTGCGCGACGTTATTTGGCTTTCTTGTTTTATTTGAACAACGTCGATATAGGAGGAGAGACAACTTTCTCTTTTCACGATATAATTATCAAACCAAAAATTGGTTCGGTAGTAGTGTTCCCTCCGACTTGGGAATATCCACACTCAGGTAAACCACCTGTCAGTGGTAATAAGTATATTATGAGCACGTATCTCCATTATGGATAGAGTTGAAAATACAATCCTTCGTAATCTGATTCACGATGAGGACTATCTACGTAAGGTGGTGCCCTTCATTCAACCAGATTATTTTGAAGACCACAAAGACCGTGTGCTTTATGAAGAAATTGCACAGTTTGTTGTTAAATATGACAAGCCATCATCGCAAGAAATTCTTAAAATTGAAATAGAGAGTCGATCTGATATAACCGATACCGAACTCAAAGAGATAACCGAACTAATAACATCTCTATCAGATCAACCAACCAATAAAGATTGGCTTCTTGATACAACTGAGAAGTGGTGTCGAGACCGTGCAATTTATCTTGCACTAATGAAGTCTATCAAGATTGCAGATGGTCAGGATGATAAGAAAGGAAGGGACTCCATCCCCAGTATTCTGAGCGACGCACTCGCTGTATCATTCGATAATCACATCGGTCACGACTACCTTGAGGATTATGAACAACGTTACGAGGTATATCATCGGAAAGAAGAAAAAATCCCTTTCGACCTTGAGCACTTTAACAAAATCACAAAAGGTGGTCTTCCTAATAAGACTCTCAATATCGCTTTGGCTGGTACGGGTGTCGGTAAATCTTTATTCATGTGCCACGTGGCTAGTTCCGTCTTACTGCAAGGGAAAAACGTTCTCTATATTACTCTTGAAATGGCAGAAGAAAGAATTGCAGAGAGAATTGATGCAAACCTTCTCAACGTCAATATTCAAGAAATCTCAGAATTGCCCAAAGTAATGTTTGAAAACAAGATAAACAGCATTGCTAAGAAAACACAGGGACAATTGATCATCAAAGAATACCCTACCGCATCTGCACATAGTGGACATTTCAAGGCTCTTCTCAATGAGCTTGCACTTAAGAAGTCATTTAGACCTGATATTATCTTTATTGATTATCTCAATATTTGTGCTTCCAGTCGGTATTCAAAATTGGGCAACGTCAATTCTTATACGCACATTAAGGCCATCGCAGAAGAACTTAGGGGTCTCGCAGTCGAATTCAACGTCCCAATTGTGTCTGCCACTCAAACTACTAGGTCAGGTTATGGCAGTTCTGATGTTGAACTTACTGATACTTCTGAATCCTTTGGCCTTCCTGCTACTGCCGATCTTATGTTTGCTCTTATTAGCACAGAGGAGTTGGAAGAACTGGGACAAATTATGGTGAAACAATTGAAGAATAGATATAATGACCCTACGATTAACAAGAGATTTATCATTGGTATCGATCGCGCCAAGATGAGATTGTACGATTGTGAACAGATCGCACAACACGACATCCTTGACAAAGGACAAGATACAGATTATGATGAGCCCGAAAGTAAATTCAAGAACAGGTTTGCGGAGTTAAAGTTTTGATTATGAAACGACACGTTGATTTTAATAAGTACCAAGAGTTTGTCGATGCCGTTACTTCAAAAGAAAGTCGCAATTATGATGTGTTTAGCCAACGTCTGGCAACTCTCAACGATCAAGGATTTTCTACCCAGCGATTGCTTACTGCTGCTGTAGGTATGACTGCAGAGGCTGGTGAGTTTACTGAAGTGGTTAAGAAAATTGTCTTCCAAGGGAAACCCGTGAATGAAGATAATCTTTTTCATCTGAAACGTGAACTGGGTGATGTGATGTGGTACGTGATGCAGGCCTGTGTTGGACTTGGTGTGTCACTTGAAGAAGTGGTTGAAATGAATGTCGAAAAACTGATGTCCCGTTATCCTGAGGGTGCATTTGATGTGTATTTCTCAGAGAATCGTAAAGATGGGGATGTCTGATGTACGGGATTACATACCTTGCCCCATTCATTGCACAACTTTGTTTTGCAAACTTCATTGAGAAACAAGGTGAGTTATGTAATTTTAGACAAACACCTGATGTTGTGGTAAAATATGACAAACCTAAACCAGAAGATGGTTGTGTTCAAGACGGCATCTTCTACCCCCGTTGCAAAGATTTAGAAAACCCCGAAATATGGCACTATCACAATCTGTTCAAGAATCCCTAAAAGAAGCTGAGGCCTCATTACGTAATGCACTTGCATATGCGGCTAGACAAGAACGTCCAGTTGTCTGTTCTGTTCTTGCAGATCTAGTTTCACGTATTGAGAGTTTACAACAAACAGATTCCATTCTTGATAAACTTGAAAATCGCAAACCTGGTGACAAAGGTTTCTTTGGAAACATCTTCGATAAAGACTAATTATGAAAAAAGTAAATCTTAAACTTGAGGTTCCCATTGCCCTTGAAGTTCTTGCTGCTCTTGATCACGCAACTGCGGGCTACAGTGAAGAGTTTGCACCATCTAGAGTTGTTGATCTCAGACAAGTGATGGATCAAATCGATACTCAACTTGAAATGATTACTGCGGAGACTTTTGCATCAAAGAATAAATAAGAGGGCTGGTCCCTCTTTTTTTGATGGCAAATTTATCTGGAAAGACAACTGCGGGAGAACAAAACTGGAAAGTTTATGTTGTCGATCGCACTGATAGAGCATCTATTGATTATCTTGTTGAATCACCAGGAATGGTATTCTCCAAAACTTCACCGTCAAAACAAAGTGATGCAATTGGAATCGCACAGGTTGGTGACAAAGTAAAGATAACTAGCACATCAATTTACAGTGTTTTTGTTACTAAGGGTCCATTGGGTAAGACGCGAACTGAAAAGTGCGCTCAGGTAAGATTTAAAAACAAAACTGGATTTTTGAAACTTACATCAATCAGAAAACCAACTAGTGCAGGTGATGCAGCAGAAAAGAGAACTCTCTTATTGACACAAACACTCTTAGAGGAATTAAAAGATGTTGCTGGTGTTGGAAGAGGTGGAAAATCATCTTTCAACATTACAGTCCCTGGTCTAGGTCCAATCAACGGCATTTCAGGCATTAGAAAGGTAACAACGCGACCTCTAGGTAGAGAGGCGAAAGCTGATTTTGCTTTGACTGACAAAAGAGGGAAAGAGATTCTCTACATTTCTCACAAACAAGGTGCAACTGCAGCCGCATTCCAACAATGCGGTGGTGTTTCAGAACAGTCTGGCACACCTGCGAATCCTGGTTTGATAATGGATGACGCTGAGGTGCAACAGTTTTTTAATGATCTTTATACATTGTATGAAGATGACAAGATGAAGCTTAATCAATATTCAAATAATCCTTTTATTGCAGGTAGACTTTCAAAAAGAGTCTTTCGATATCTTGGAGATCCCACTTTAATCAGTAGATCGATTTATGGCCCTGATTATGGTAGACCATTCGGACCAGACAATGTGCATTTACTAGGACAGGGAGAATTTATTTTCACACCCATTGTGAGTCCAGATGGTGACATCACTTTTCAACTCACATTTTCTGGACCTATGGAGATCAATGGCGTCACAACACCTTTCACCGAAAGAAATAATCCCTACCGTGCGATCATTGTTGCCAGATATACCAGTGGTCGAAGAGTTGTTGTGAAGAGTGGAAGCACTCAAAAAATTATTGAAAATGTTCGATGTGTAATCGCACCCTCTGCGCTCGCTGGGGCCGGTGTAAATATTGACACACTCCTCTGACCATACGACTGATTCTCTGGTATTATAAGGATATGGCCAAGAACACACACCTTGAACACCTTGAAGACGACATCCTTAACCAGGGTAGTCAAGGTGGTTTCAATGCGATTAATTTTCTTCGTGAGTTGGGTGATATGCTCACTCAAACTCAGTCTAATATAAGAATCACAACCAAATGGGATGGTGCACCCGCGATCATCTGTGGTCGTGATCCTCAGTCCCAGAAGTTTTTTGTGGGTACAAAGTCTGTATTTGCAAAGACCGCACCTAAAGTTATCTACTCTGAGGCTGACGTAGATAAAATCTATGACGGTCAGTTGGCTCAGAAACTCAAAGACGCTTATAAGTATCTGTCACAACTTCCCATCCAAGGTGTACTTCAAGGTGATTTACTGTTTACCAATGACAAAGACTCCAAGACAATCGATGGTGTCCAGTCCATCACATTCCAA